CCGTGAAGTTGCTCGGTTGGGAGTCGTAAGGCGCCCTTTGGCGTCCTAAGACCCTCGACTGAGGAGATGGGTGTACATAGCCATAGATTCTATAAACCCCTAAATGAAGGAGTTTTAGATGAAAAGCTATGTCAATTACCTACAGGGACTATACACGGCTCTGTTGTCTAACATTGCCGAGTACGATCCCACTCTCCGACGTGATTGTGAGCGTGATGCTTCTCGCTTGCTCTCACTCATCGATAAGAGAGGCCTATCATTTCTAATGATTGACCTCCCATCCGCAGGGAAACACTTTGACAAGTGTCTCTCTACGGGACTCCTAACCACTTCTGGGGCGGCCGGATTCCGGCCTTACCAGCGTGGCGGTGTAATCCCTAGACTTTTCAAGGGGCTATACCGTCGAGTCTTCGATGATCTCGGTGTGCTTAGGGCTGATTTGGATGTCGCATCCATCTCATACATTCGTCAGCTGCATTATGCAGCTAAGAAGGTAAAGGTGGATTGCAACGATTCAAGAACATGGGAACACGTTCATGAATTCTACCAAATCGACCAGGAAATTCGATCTCCTTCCCTTAACTGGGATGAAGACGAATTCAGGATTGATGATATTCGGAATCTCCATATTGGCGATTCTGATTTTCTCTCTCCTGCTCCTCTTTTCGATTCTGGTCATATTGATCAGTCAGAAAGAGCTGAGTCCCTTCCCCAGTTGGCCTATAACTTCGCGGACGTTGTCCAACGGACAGCCGACTGCGTCGTCGCAGCCATCGGTGGGTTTAACCCCTCCGACTGGAGAACAAAGCACGGACCAGGTGCTGTAGCTGACCAGCGTCATACCTCATTTAAGTATGACTTTCCAAACTGGCCTGCTAAGCTAGAGCGCGTTTTCCCTATGGCATTATTTGGTTTTCCAAATTATGCCTCTTGGGCTGCGCACTTAGGTGACGAAGGTGCTCATAAGCTCTTTACTGAGCATGAACCACCTTCAAGACTGATTGCTGTTCCAAAGACGCTTAAGGGTCCTAGGCTTATCGCCGCGGAACCCGTAAGCCATCAATGGTGTCAACAATCAATTCTTGACTTTCTCGTCACCCGCCTGGCATTTACACCGATTTCCAGTTCTATTCGCTTTCGCGATCAAACTGCAAATCAGGAACTTGCTAGACGAGCTTCCCATACTCAGAGTCACGCGACTATCGATTTGTCGAGTGCCTCTGACCGCCTCTCGTGCTGGGTCGTGGAGAGAATCTTCAGGCGTTCTCCAACGCTTGTCGAAGCTTTTCATGCTTCTCGCACTAGGTGGGTGGCAAACGCCATAGATCGCAAGTCTCCTCAGTTTCACAAGCTGAGAAAGTTTGCGTGTATGGGTTCAGCATGTACCTTTCCCGTACAGTCCTACGTATTCGCAATCCTAGCTTTAGCTTCCGTTCTTTATGTCCGGAAGTTATTGCCTTCGAA